TTCCAGTTCCCTAGGTGGAGGCATATCACCAACTTCACCGTTCATCTGAACGTCTTGTTGAACTGTAAGCTTTTCTTTGATCATTTCCATCTTATGTTCATCTACGTGGTCTTGGACTACTTGTTGAATTTCGGGAGGTAGCAATTCATATTCCTGCGACTTTTGGAACTTCTCATGTTCCTCAATGTGTGCAGGATGGTTATCGAACGGATTAATGGTGACTTCATACATCTGGCCTGTTTCCATACCAGATGTAGGATCAACCATAGATGACATCTTATACTGAGGAATAGGCTGCCCAGTATTTGGATCAACTACAGGTTCGCCAGTATTAGGATCAATTGCACCAGCTTGTGGCTTACGCAACTTCTGACCCTGAGACATATAAACGTTTTCACGTTGAGCATGACGAGAATCCAACATGATTTCGTCATAAAGCTTGTTTGTCTCCGACATCTGTAGGTACCGCAAACCCTGTTCAGGAGCAAGAGCACCCATCTTCATGAGTTCAGTAATAAATGCCTGTCTAGCAGCTAGAGACTTAGGAGCCATCGAGTTTGTTTCAACTCGGAAGTCCATAAGTGGATTAAGGTCTTGCTTCTTGAATTCCCTAACTTCTAAATACTGATTACGACTTGTCATTCTGACGATACGTTCCTCCGGCCACCAATCATGTACGTTCGCCAAAACTTGAACCCCAGTTTCTTGAACGGCGTTTTCCAATGATTGGACCGTATGGTACAGAATTGTATCATTTTCTTCTGACAAGTATGCGATTGCGGATGCGGCTTCAATACCAGGAGGGATTCTACCCTTGGCGACTTCAAACTGTGAAGAAATGTCATCCATATCCTGTAGGGATAGGTTCAATTCCTCCGAAAGAACAGGATGCATGTCTGGTTGTGCAATTGGTTGTGGAGGATCGAATCCCATATTGACAGGAAGTGTAAGCCCAGGTTCATCTCTCCACTTACGAAGATCAAATGCCCCAGGATTGTACCAATACTGAGGTTTCGCAGCCTTATTCCTCAACTCTAGAATGTTAGACCTTGTACGGTTGTATTCCTTCTGAGTAGAAATAAGGTGCTTGATAACCGAGTCGTTATAGAACCCGCCTGACATAATATGATCGATCTTTGCCCATGGAAATCTTCCATGTCTGAATGCAAAGGTGTGTTCATAACCACCTACACCCCGAACATCTACATTCTGCGGTGTATTTTCGGGAGTTACAGGATCAGGCCTATTTCCAATTTCCGGCACACCACGTTGCGCCATACCTACAGGTTCGGGATTAGTTGGTTCTACTGCTCCGTCGAAAGAAAGTTCTAACTGTTCTGATTCGGGGGGAATACTGAACATTTCCCCTTCTTCTTCCTTATTCTCGTATACATACAGCATGGTGTTCTCACCGTAGATGAATGTAGCCCCGTTTTGGAAGTCCTTACACGGTTTGACATAGACCTCCTTGATGTAGCATTGGTACTGTTCTGCTTCTTTGGCATTCTTAACCCCAATGCTAGCAAGAAAACGTGATTCTGCGATGAATGTAGATGCTGTTCCAGGCGGAAGATCAATATGGAACCAATTATATACATCCTCTGGATTAATAGTACGAGCATGTATAACGTATGGCTGTTGCTGTATATCAGAAGCCTGTAGGTTCGGTACAAAGATATGAAATGGAGTGTCGGCCTCGAAGTCAATCTTTCCAGGTTCTCCGTCTACATCTAGTTGCTTTTCATCATACCAATTCTTAAGGAAGGAAGTACCGCAAACTAGCGCCCAGAATGTAGCTTCTGTACGTTTACGGTTGAAATACCGAGTTCGCATAATATAGTCAGCTATAGCATCACCAGCCATTGCTGCTAATCTATCCGACTCATCAGTTGAACTCGGCATACAGAAGAACTGAGGCTCTTCTTTACTGAGCTTTGTAAGCTCAGTTCTGAGAATCCTTAAGATGCGGTTCGCTACATGGCGAACTCTCCATTTATCCGCAGGAATATTCTCCGACAGGGAGAAAGTTCCATTTGGATTGCGACTAGTGGTAATCCATTGCCTTCCCGATAGGAAGGCTAAATTCTCGTGCCACTGTCTCTCGAAATTGAGGCGTGCTTGTTGGCAGGACTTTAGCTTCTCGTCCCATTTTTGGATTAGGTTTGAGTCCGCAGACCCACTAACAAGCAACGCCATGAGTTAGTCCGGAAGCTTATCTGACGGAGTCAAATGCTTCTTGGCAAGTTTGTTTCGGAAATCAGCACTAGCTTCTCGCTTTTGTGTTTCCTTCTCATCCTTGTCACGCTCAGCCTGCTTCGTTGCATCTTCTCGAAGGGCTTCCTTATCTTCGACCAACGTTTGACGGTTGGCGAAAGTATCCTTCGGATTTCGTGCATGCGCAAAGACTTCTTCCGGAATATCTACAGCAAATCCTGCATCGGGCCTTTCCAATGTGGGACGAACAGGATTAAGAATGTCCGCAGGATCACGTCCGTACAGGGCGCAAGCTTGGACAAGCTCATCTTCTGTAATCTGTCCACGCAGGAATTCCGACACAGCATCTTCAGCTGTTCTAATTGGCGGTTGACCAAACTGGAAACGCTTATCGTCTAGGATAGACTTTCCATTTGCTCTAGGCGCACTTCTACGAGTAGTAGTACGCTTTGCTGCACTCTTGACAACCGGTGCTCGGGTTTCATTTTCAGCCATCTGGTGATTCCTCCAAATCTGACCAAGTTATCGGATCGTACCCGGAATTCGGGTAATTACTTTCCTCCTCCTGACTCTCCGAAGAAGTTTCGGAAGTTTCGGAGATCGGATTCTTGTCCATCATTCTCTGTTGGTTCAGTTGGGATATCACTTGCTGTAGCGTCTGGATTGTCAGGTTCTGTTGTTGGATTGTGTTTGTCAAACTTAAGATCACTTCCATTGCTTGGTGCAACTGCATCTGCAACGATGGTGATTGATCCAAGTTCTGTTCGCTGTAAAGTGTCTCCATAAATTGGTTCCTCTAGTTTCTCAACTAATCCCACCGTAAGTGGATTTGAGTTATTGAATGTGGGTGCTACGTACTGATCATTATTCTCTGTGTAGCGCATAAACTCTTGAACAGCCTTGCTCACAGAAATAGAAGTAGACTTCCAGCATTCATCACATAGGATGATCTGGCCATCGAACCGTGGATCAAATACTTCTAAAGCAATATCTAGAAGTACATACCACTGGCGGTCGTAGTTAACACCACAAATCACACACTTGTATGGATAGAAATCAGGCCTTTCAACTACTCTTATCATTACCATTCCGTTCCTAGTACTTCATCATACACCTTATGCCCGGGATTTTCTGGATTAGAAAATACTAGTTCGTAATCGAATTCAATGGGTCCTGCAACTGGTGCGTTGATGATGTTACCTACAGAAGTCTCCCCAATCGTATCAATCGCTGGACGAGACATCACTCCATATCGAAGTGCATCCATACAGTGATCATTCTTCTTTAGTGGGACTTCTTTCTTATTTTTTCTTGCAGCCAAACGTGAAGAAGCGTAGCGGTCCCATCGGTAATTTCTAAGTTCTTTGAGGGTTTCGACACATCTTTCCGAGATATAGAGATACCCTTCTGAGAATCTATTTTGAGTTCGTGTGATTCCTGCGTTGACATCATTATGCCCTAGGGCGATCATAACTTGGTGTTCAGCGTATTCAGTTTGTACCGACGTACCAGTTACCGCATTGCGGTTCTGAATGTTCGGATCACCAACGCAGTATATAGGGTATATCCCTAATGCTTCAAGTCTCTGATTATATCTCCGGGCATTGTCCTTAACGAGCCTCTTTTCCCGCCCAGAAATGTACAACTCATCGTATACAATAATTCGCCCCATCGAATCAAAGCAACAAAAAAGAAACACAGTAGGATTGTGAAGACCATGGTCCATGCAAACAAAATGGCTCCAGCCTGCTGTAAACGCTTTGAAATCAGCGCCAAGTATGTCTGGAACAATGTTGCCTCCTTCTCTGTATGAAACAATCTTACACGCTTCACCATAAATTAGCCCTGTATGAGTGATGAATGTACCTTTGGTACGAGTATCCTTCTGCTCATCACTCATCTTTCTCGTTAGACGATTTAGAACCTCAATTTGGATATATGGATTTTCCTCTGTGTCTACTTCCAACACGTATACAGATTCGTCCCCTCTTAACCAAGGGTCGTACAGCTTGTCTTTTACCCAACTTAGTTCGATAAGGGGAGTCATGGCGATCCAGTAGTCTCCATCTGTATCTACTAGGCGCATCATACATTCGTCATATATATCCTCGGGAGGTTCCTCGTCAAAGTGTACAAAGTGTCTAGAAGTACCTGCAAATTTCTCTACCTCTTGTTCATATGACATCAATTCAATGAATGAACCATTAACTAACGTCAACGTTCGAGACTGTTTGTCATATGAATCATCCCAGGAGCCGTTTTTCAACATAGAAAGTGGTGTCCACTTCTGAAGTTCGGGG